ATCGCCGACGAAACAAAAAATAAAGCCAGAAACAAACTTCAAATGAGACAATGTGGTTCGTTTATCTTGTACAGGAACCACCTGCTCAATAGTTTGCTTAAGCACAGTCAGAATGCTGAAGCCGCGTGCGATAACTTAGACGATCGCGTGCGATAACTCGAGCTTCGAAATTTTTAAAATACTGCAACTTATTTTAAAATATAGCAAATAACTTCAAATATAGTAGTTTTCTAATATTGTAGATTTGAGCTGATATCTGAATTCTCACTACGATTTAATGATCAATTCAGTCGCTTTCTTTCCTTTATTGCCACCTCCTATTGTGTATATTGTAGTCAATTTCTTTACTTTTAAACCCTTGAATAATCGTCGAATATCTTTGTGATCATTAATGCTGATGATCATTTTCCCTTCGATTTGTCGTGATAGAGCTGCCATCTTTTCATATTGGTCAAACCCAAATTCAACTCCGTATCCTTCTGTTTTCCAGTACAGTGGATCTAGGTAAAATAATGTTTCTGGCCGATCATATTTCTGGATACATTTGGCCCAATCCAGGCGCTCTATCAACACCTGATTTAACCTTATATGGGCTGCACTGAGATCTTCCTCAATCCTTAAGAGGTTGAATTTTGGCTTCCCTGTTGCAGCTGTACCGAACGTTCTGCTGGTTAGTTTCGATCCATATGCATGCTTTTGTAAGTAATAGAATCTGGCTGCTCTCTGGATGTCTGTTAATGTGTCGGTGTGGGTCAGTTTCTCCCATTCGAAAATCTGCCTACTTGTTATTGACCATTGGAATTGCTTAACGAATTCGACAAGGTGATACTTTAAAACCCTATAAAGATTAACCAATTCACCGTTAATATCATTGAGTACTTCTACTTTTGATGGCTCTTTCATAAAGAACAGTGCACCAGCGCCAGCAAAAGGTTCGCAGTAGCATGTATGTTTAGGAAACAACGGCAAGATGTCTTTTGCTAGTCGGCGCTTTCCACCAACCCACGGAATGAATGGTTTTGTCATGTGATCCTCCAGTGATGTTCTTGTGGTAGGCTAGCGTCGCTGCGTACGCAGCGAGGAAGCCTTGGCTGCTCACTGGTAATGTCAGTGATCGGCGTCTCGGTGCTGTTCGCGCAGTACCGAGTCGCTTCTTTTATTTAACGAGATAACCGTTTGTTAAAAAACCGTGCCATTTACATTTACCTCTGAGTTGTATTGATGGTGTCAGAGTAAGGTTTTCAAAATTATCGCCAGTACGTTGCCATGTGTCTCGATTGCTTTCTCTTTTTGTACCACCACTGATCGGGTTCGCGAATGCTATAGCAGCCCGTTCGCCACACTCACCACAAGGGCAATCGAATGTAATACCCATGCCTTTACGTTCAGGTATGGGATTACCTGTTTTTGAATCAGAAATACCTTCACCTCCACTTCTATAAAATCTAGGATTCAGGTCAGTTAGTTTTATGCCGTCCATTAAAACCTCATACTTGTTGACAGTTGTCCGGCGTCTGCAACAATAATCGCGCGACTATCGTCGTCTATAACAATTGCATTGATGAATGACACACCTGCACCGGAGTCGTATAGAAATTGTCCTTTCATTCCGTTCCATGTAACTGCACTATTCTTAGAGATGCTTATGCCTCGAGAAGGTTTTAGTATGTCAGGTTCACCGACTGCAATTAGCATATTGTCATTAGTACTAATTATATCTCTAATTGATGTTAAAGAAGTATTCCCTTTAAAAGTCCAAGTAGTTGCTATTGAATTTGAAGTGTACACATCACCGTTTTCGTCACCGAAAATAAAACCTGTGCCGTAATTTTTTACAGCCCTGATTGTAGCCGTCGTGCCGGAAGTCATTAAGTTCCATGTTGTACCATCTGTCGACGTTGCAACCCTTCCATCTACACCGACGACAACGATAACTCCTGCATTTTCTGTAATTGCATATATTGCATTATTACCAAAACTTGAAGTTCTCAATGTCCAAGTAATGCCATCTGTCGACGTTGCTAGTTTTCCGCTACCACCAACAACAATCCATAGTCCGAGAGTGACAGAGTAAACTGCTCCTGTCACAGTCGTCGTTGAGAAACCTAATGAGCGCGTAGTCCAGGTAATACCTGCAGTCGAAGTATAAAGATCACCAAGAGCGCTGCCATACAACCATTGATTTAGGGTAGACGAATGGGCGACAACGTTGATAGAAGATGAAATACCACTTGTCCGTGTAGTCCATTTCATCCCGTTTATAGATGTTTCTAATTTACCGCCTTCACCGGCAGCAATGTATAAAGAATTATTTAATTTATTCTGGTTGTTATGACCAATAGTAAATATACGACTGGAACCAAAACCTGTTGTTTGTGTAGTGTAGTTTGCTAATCCGAGTTCTTTGACAGCCTGTGCGATATCAGTCGTAATCGTTGCCTTATAACTAAGCTCCATGAACATCGCTTGCATGGCGAGCAGTAGCTGGTTATTAAGCGATTTATTCTGAGTAATATTTCCTGCAGCTAATATTTGCAGAAATTCTCTTTGCCATGAGTTGGCCACGTCAGGCAGTATGGTTGTTGCTGGCGGCACGCCTCCAGGACCACCTGAAGTTGCTTCACCGTTTGCATCTGCTGTTGCATTGTCATCGCTGATAATTCTCATTATTTTTATCCGTAGTTGAACTGCACGGTTGCATGTGCTCGATTAAGTTTCATCATTGTACATTCAAGAATTTGTTCTCGGCCATATTTTCTATAAGGGTCACCGTATACGGTGTTTCCATATTCTGCTAGTTGCAATGTTTCAGTGGGAGCATTGACTTGCCAAACATTAGGGCTCGGATTTGTGATTGTAATATCAAAACCAATATTTTTAGCTACACTGACCAACCAAGTAACGTTTGGTATTGATCTAAGAGTCAGCGCAACAAATGCATTTTGACGCCTCTCCGCAAAGGTTAAAACACTGGTTATACAATTATCAGGCAAGCCCAGCGCATTTTCGTATTCGTTCAACAACTCAGATGATGTACGCGGGTCTATCTCTAACATAAGCTGATCGACGCGTTGGTCAATCCGTTCGAATTCTTTTGATAATGCCGAAATGGTCTTTAATAAATCTGTGTCGTCGTCAATAGGCCAAGCAGCGCCTTGTGGAAGCAAAGAACGTAGTAGGCACTTGTAAGCGTCAGCGTTCATAGCCATGTTATGCCTCCCAACACAGGAATCTGTGCATCTGTATAAACCTGGTCTGCAACGATCACCGTCAATACGTGATTCGTTTCGCCAGGTGAAACGCTTATTGCTTCATTAATCTCTGCTAAATAAAGTGTTGAACTCGGCGCTCCTTTTCTTAATATCAAATCTTTGAGCTCTGCTTGCACAGCAGATTGCACAGTTGTTGTATTCGGTGTCAATGATATCGTCGGACTCAGCGTAACTGCAACAGGCGTATAGACAGTCACGATAGTGTCTGCTGGTTGCACGTTGTTTATATAATCCTGAACCTCTGTAACCTTTGCGGAATTAGGTATAATTGACGATGACACGGTACCATCATCGTTCACGAATGTGAGCCCAACTGTACCTAAACCAGATCGCTGTGGAATACACCATGCACGTGTGACACCCGGTACTTCTAGCGCCCATTCGACATAGTCTTCAGTCTTACCATAGAGGACAGGATTACGCCAACGTGCGACAATGCGTCCACGCCAAAGCTCTAAATTTTCAACGTCAGCACCTGCAGCAATATCACCAGATTGAACTGTTGAACCACTGTTAACACCCGCGATTGTAGAAGTTAAAGAAAGAATACTGCCAGACGAAGTATTGCCACTGGTCCCACCTAACAAAGCAGTGACTGACACTGTAGCTTCACCACCACTTATAGTTACCTGAGAATCTGTAGAGAACTGCTCTCCATCACTTCGTTGTATTACTGTGCCAATGATTATCGTACTTCCGTTTGTGCCAGTGAACTGCACACTGCCTTTGGCCTTGGCATGTTTTTTTCTAGTCACGTTGCGCACATCGCCATGAATGACTAAGAATTCTTCATCGGCAGTTGAGGGAAGAATTTGTTTCGCTATATAATCTAAATAGCCATATACAGTGTGTGTGCCTTTTGCATGCATTAGTGCGGTAGCAAATGTAGTAGAACCTTTAATTCGTACATCGCCATTCGGCAACTCGAATTCAAAGTCCGATATCGCGCGGTCAATTATTTGTTGTAATGTATCTCGCTTGAATGTCATATTTATATTACGTCACTGAATATGTGCCAGCACTAGAACCACCCGCAACAACAACCTGTGCGTTAGCTGTAATGTGCTCAACGACGGCCTCTGCTATTGCACTAGCCATATCGTCTGCTCGACCATTATTGAGGTCAAAACCAGCCGTAGTTAATTTCGTTTCAATCAATGTTTGTAAACCCGACGCTGATAATGCCATTGTATTTCCTCGCTAACCTGCTTTAACTTTATCAAGTCCATCTGGATGAGGTCCACCTGTATACGCACATGTACTCATCGTCGTTACTACTTTTCCTGCCTCACCATTTAATGTAATTTTCGTCGCTGCGACTATCTCAACATGCGAGGCTGAATTAATTAATATCTTGTTACCACGCTTTAAATGTATTACATCGCCTTCGTCTGTTGATAGTGCCACTTCGCCTTCGGCCAAGCCCTGTAACCGATAGTTTCTACCGCCAACCTGAATACAAAGGCCATGTTGACGATCACCATGCGGGAATAATACAACGCCTTCCAATCCTTTAAGCGGATGACTTGTAAATCCATATGGTTCAAAGTGAGAAATATTATCAATCACTTCACCGCTGTTCAACGTCATTTGTAATGTCTGAAGCAACGTATCTGGATCAACAAGCGTTACAATACCTTTTGATATCATGAAGCCTAACCGCCGTCGCATTGGTGCAATGGCACCAATTAACATACGGGTTATTTGCATCCGCATTTTATGAGTGAGTCTAGAAACCAATACTGCTATCCTTTTCTTCAGGTATCGAGATCAGATCAAATGCATTTTTAAACATAACAGTAATTTCAGATATCTGACCCGCATCTTCGTCCAGGATTCGGTATACGTGAACAATTAGCCTGTCATCGTTTATTTTGTTACGCGCATCTTTAACCTTTACCAATGTATTTGGTTCCCACAAATTGTCCTCGTGGCCCCAGCCTAGAACGGTGTAAGTCACGACATCTGATCGCGCATATCGAACTTTAGCTTCCCAATCTGCTCGTTTATTTAAATCAGATTGTGCACTGTCCACATCGATAATTAAAATTCTTTCTTTTCTGATGTTTGCGTCAATCGATGTTGCAGTAGGTTCAGTTGCGTCAGTGCCACCAAATCCTTCGGTTATTGGTGTCTGCGAAACTAACTTATATGTATGATATCGATCTCGATGATCGCGGCTACCCGATGCAGCCATTATATTTTCGCCAAATATTAAAGCAGTCGGCGCACGCTTTGTTTTTGTTGCACGTGTAAAGACAAACCCGCCTTTCTTATTCGACATCATTAATACACCACGATGCCGTGCGAGACTCTCAATTACTTCATACGCCGATTCGCCACTGCCGACGACTCTATCTGCAAACGCAGCGCCAACGTCAGCATCTGCAGTCACATCGACATTAAATGGCTTGCAAACATCTTTCGCTATTTGCAACAGTGTTTGATTTTTGTATTGTTTAACAGCGGCGGAGCAATCAACCAGGTCACCAGTACGATCGCGGCCTGTTACTCTAATAGTGTGCGTCTTGTCATCGTAATCCGTGTCTACAGTATCAACATTCCCTGTAATTTCGACTTTGCCATCAATTATTACCTCACACAGATCGCCTGGGTTTATTTCTCTAACAACGGGCTCATCTTCCCACTTATTTGTTACAGAAAGATCAAATGCACCCGCAATTTGCTCCATGCCATTATCAATTGCAATGGACTTCCAGCCACCGAATTTTTTAGCATTAACGTTAAGCTGTACATCGTGGCTCATACAGTTAACACCTCGAGTTCTCGACCGCCCATCACGAAACCAGGGTGCCGAATCTTATTGCGAGCCACAATCTCTGCTTCACGGCCAGGATCACCATAAATGTCATACGCAATGAGCACAGCCGCTTTAGTTTCAATCGGTGTGTATTTAACTAACCGCTTCAAATCGGCGGCTCGAATACTAATATCATTTGCGATCGCAGCACGTAATCCATGCATCGATTTGAATACTTCATCATCAATAGGACCAGTCGACGTCTCAATTAACATCCTGGTATTAATTTGTGCCGCCACCTGGTCGCGTACGCGAATTGCATCGTCCAGACTTGTAAAGTTAATCAGCGCAGGTGCATCAATACTTTGCGCTGCAATCTTTGCATTTTCATCGAAATCAATCTTACTTATGCTCACTGCACTCTGTGCAATCACCGTAGATGAAATAAGGCTTATTATTGCTTCCTGATTTTTTGATTGCTGTACACGGTTTGCAGTTGTCGTGTTCATTGCTTCTGCATCATCGCCAAATGAATATAGATCAAGCAAACCAGAAAATGCAGACTCAACGCTGGTCGCTATATTTCTAATGCCAGAGACCAGCCCAATGAGGTCATTAGCTAAATCAGCAGGCGAAGTAATCAGCGTCGTCAGTTGATTAGTGAAATCATCTATTTGAGTTGTCAGGTCACTGACAAACTGTGTTGATCCACTGATAAGACCGTTAAGTGAATTCAAGTCATCAGTAAAATCAGTAAACATTTGAATAGCTGCATTGCCAACGAATTCTGGTTTACCTATTACATCAAAATTATTAACGAAATCCGCTTTAGCGCTTTCTTCCAACGCAGTCGCAGATGTTAATACGGCTGCACTTGAATCAACACTGACTTCAGGATTAGGCTTAGAGCCGCTTTCGAAAAACAAAATTGTGAATTCTGCTCGACCGCCTGCGTTGGTGCGTTGGATGTAAGTGTAGTCTTCGACATCAACATCCATTTCACCTTCATATGGATTCATTAACTTACCTGTGCCGCCTTTGTCTAATGCTGCAATCAAGGCATCACGTTTATCCATATAATCAACACCGTGAACAAAGCACTCGAAGCTAAAGCTGTGTTCACGTCGTCCGTTGTTCTCTATGTCATGTTTGTTCCTTCGAGGAAATGCGTGGTGAATGTTGCGCTGGCCACCTTCTCCAGATACTTGCATAGTGCTAAACTCTGCGTCGCGGAATTTACCTTTTCGTATCTCATCACGCCAGCCCATTAGTTTGCTCCCACCATTGCAAAACCTGTATCGACGCTTATATTGAAATCAGGCTGATTGGACTGCACATTTTTAATTTTTATTCGACCATCACTTTCAATTTTTAATTTTATTTCACCCTGCAATGCCTCTTTCTTATTTGCCTGTGGTGATTCAGGCACATTAAATCGATTTCTTTCAAACGCGACGGCTTGTTTTGCATCATCAAAGCCGAGATTTGCCAGCGCATGCGCAATGGTGCCACCGATTGTTTTTTCAAGGTCAGTGCCTTTTATAAACAGCTCATTGATAATATCGCCTGCGAAAAATCCGCCAGCACCAGCTGCAAGGACTGGATTAAATGCTGATGCTGCACCGATGATACCCTTCTTGCCAACTGCGCTTGCACCAACTGTAAGCCCTTTCTTCACACCAAGCGCGCCCAATGCAGCCTTGCCAACGCTTAGCACCTTTACACCGACGGCCAACGTAGCCAGACCCGCAACCAGTTTAGCGACAACGCTGATAATTGATTCAATGCGAGCCGGGTCTAATTCATTGATAAAGTCAGCAATGTCACTGATCGGGCCAGACAAGTTAGTATCAGCAAAGGTTTTCCAGGACGTGCTCAATTTCGTTATTGCAGCAGCAGAAGTATTGGCAGCACGTGCAGAATCTCTTAGA